ATGAAATGTAGTTATGATTTAACACAAAGTATGAAAGACATGACTAATAACGACATAGATAATTTATTAGAAGAGTATCACGATATGGAAGCCCAAGGCTTTTTGGACTCGGTGGTTATGGGAGTTGGTTTGTATTATGGAATAGTAGGAGCTAGATGGATAACTGATCTTTTATGGTCTGAGTTTGAGGAGTGGCAGTATATTTTCAATAAATCGTTTGAAAATGATCCAAATATGACAAGGGATGAAAAACAGGATGTTAGAGATTATCAAAAAAGTCTCTTTAATAATAAGCTAGATTTTTATTCTCAACTATTATTTGGTTTTGGTATAATATGCTTTTGTTATTCTATATATCTTGCTATAGATGAATATACCACACATGGAACCTGGAATGGCGTTCCTGTCAATCCCAAACCTTCTTTTAAAGGGGAAGGTGTAGAATTGGCTGGTGATTTTTCTTCCGTTCACAACTCTGTTAAGTTAATAAAAAATCATGTATTTGAGTGTGATTTACAAGGACCTGATGAAGAAGTAGTATCCTGTTGTACTTTAGTGTCTGGTAGGTTGTTAATTTTACCAGAACATATGAATATGGGCAATCAAATGAAAATAAAAATTTATAAAGACAGAGCATTGAATCATGTTTTAATAGAGTGGATGACCATCTCTGTTTTATACAGTAATTTAGAGGAAGATGTTTGTATATTTGAATTACCTGCAAGATATCCAAATCCATTTAAGAGTTTATCTAATTGGATAGATAAAGATGTCCAAGGTAAAGAGGAAGAGTATTTGGTTACTCCTTGGGGTTTCCACGCGATTCAAGCAGGGAAATCCGTAGGCTCAGTTCTGGAGTATGTTTTTAAAACACAAACTCAGAATAGAATTTTAAAAGCAAAACCAGAGTACTTTCTGTATGATGTACAAAATCCAGGTATGTGCGGTAGTCCTGTTTTTTCTACAAAGAGAGGATTATTAGGCTTTCACGTTGCAGGTAGTCAAGCTCAAGGTTTAGGAATAGGATCAAATTGGTCTGATAGCCTGAGAAAAGTTATAAAGTCTTTTGTAGAAAAAGATAAGCCTTTAATTCCCGTACCTTTTGATTTATCTGAGAGAGTAATGAGAGAAAGTAGTGTTTGTAAGTTAGAAAACGGGAAATTGATTTCCAATACCCCTACCGTCTCTAATATAGAACCCTCTTCATTGTATGGTATTTACCCTGTAAATAGATATCCGGCTGAACTGGACAAGTATGGG